CAAGGCCGCAGGCAACGCGGCGACGTCCTGCAGCCAATCGAAGCCACGGACAAGCGCCTGACATTCGGGGAGCCCGCTGAAGGCTTTGAGGATCGGAACGGGGGATTTCTCGATCAGATCAAACAGGCAGTGCGCATTGGTGAGGGTCTTTTTGCCCATGATGTCTCCCTTCGGCCTTTTATATGGCCACAGTCCATTGGCGCATGACCGCCACCGATTGAGTCAAACCTTGAGCGAGCAAGGTATCCAGGTATTCGTCTGCTGTTTTGGGTGGCGATTTCAATGACCGCCGGTGACCGGCGGCGGCCTCCAGAACGCCGGCCGGGTGCAGATCTAGCAAATCGACGATGAAGTCATCCGGGTGCTGGGCAGCAAGGTTGTATGGCTTGAGCGCCTCGTCAGGGAAGTCTTTCAGATTGAACGTGACGATCAGGCTGGCACCGGAATGAATAGCGGCCGCTGCGACGTGCCGGTCGTCCGGGTCTGGGAGATTGATGGCCGGAATAAGATGTTCGAAACCGGTGACAAGACAATCGCGCACAGCATGGTTCATCCGGGCACGCGTCTGCACCAGACGCTCAAGGCTGAGATCGGGGCGGTTTGCATGAACATTGCGAATCCACTCATCGTGGATAGTGTTGCTCCAGCGCGCCCGAAATAAATCTGATAGCGCCAGATGCATCAGCAGGTCCCGCAGTGGTGCCGGATAGAGAACGCAGGCGTCATAGACGACGGTGAAATGTGAACTCATCCAATCAGTACCCCATACCGAGTTCTTGAGCCTCCGCCGCCAATTCGTCCAGAGCTTGGCGGCGCTCGGTATCAATGCGCTTCTTGTACGAGATCACGTCCTGATAGCGCACGCGGCGGTGAGTCCCGATCTTGTGAAACGGCATGTCTCCCTTCTCCAGCAACTGAACGAGGAATGGCCGCGAAACATTGAGGACGTCGGCGGCTTCCTGCGTGGTGAGTTCAGCGTGGATAGGAATGATCGACACGGCGTTGCCCTGGCCGATCTCGGTCAGGACTTCCAGCAGCAGCCGCAGTGCCGAGGTGGGGATGCGCACGGCACGCACAGCCCCCTTGTCGTCATGGAAGTCGATCTGCTGGGTTTCGGAGCGCGTCAGAAGCACGGTCGACAACGCCCGGCCCGACTCCCGAGCCAGCGCGATGTCCTCTGCCGACGGCAGCGTTTTGGTGATTGCGGGAGCATTCATAGCGGTCTCCTTATGGGGATGAAGTTCAGAATGAGTCCATTATAAACGAAATAACCGAAATCGCAATAACCGAAACGACACGGACGGATACATACAAATCAACAACTTAGCGCAGCGACGGATTGCCGAGCTCCCCGCAAGCCACACACCAAAGCCGAAATTTCACTCGCACAAGCCAAAAGGCTAAATCTATTTAATGGGAACACAAGCCCCATCTGTTCAATCCGGTCGTTTTTCCAGCCACAACCTGCCGGGCGGTGTCACGCGCATCGCCCTCGACGAAAACGAGCTCGCTACCCGCTGGGGGCTCTCTGTCAAAACCTTGCGCCGCTGGCGGCAAGAGTCCTTGGGTCCAGTCTTCTGCAAGCTGGGCGCCCGAGTCACCTACCTGATCTCCGAAGTCGAATCGTTTGAGCGGCGCGTTTCACGCCACTCGACTTCCGCTCGTGCGTATCTGTGAAGGAAATGGCCATGACTGACCTGACCATATTCCCCGCCGACACGATGGAGATCTACGCCGAACTGATTCCGTTCGATGCAGCCCTGGCGCAGCGCATGTCGGACCGTGCTGCGCGCGTTATCACCGCCAGTGAAGCAGGAGATCTGCTGCCGCGCTCGTTCACCGATTCCACCCATTTCGAATGCAAGTTCTGCGCGTGGGCAGATCGTTGCTGGAGGACAAAACCATGAATGAAGAGAATGTGCATCTCCCAGTGCCGATGACCAGCGAAGGCATGGTCGACGCCCGCCAAGCCTCCTATGCGCTTCGCCTGCCGTACTACTGGTTCAGCGATCGCAGCATGCGCTCAGCCAAACGGATTCCCCACTACCTACTTGGTGGACTGGTGCGGTTTCGCATGTCCGAACTCACAGCGTGGGCACAAAGCGAGAGTGCCCAGCCTGCCATCAAGGAGGCCGAATGATCGACTTCAATGATGACGGAGATTTGCCCGCCACGCCGCGCACAGGTAATGGCGATCATCAGCGAAAAGAAATCCGGGCGGCCTTGCTGACGCGGCTTGAATCGGCATTGCTCAGCATTTTTCCGGCTGGCAAAGTTCGGCGCGGCAAGTTTCATATCGGTGACGTATTGGGCAGCCCGGTTACCATGTCGGCAGGATGATTATCAGTATTACATATCGGTGACGTATTGGGCAGCCCGGGCGACAGCTTGGAGATCGTCCTCGATAGCGAAAAGGCTGGGTTATGGACCGATCGCGCAACAGGCGATGCTGGCGAATCCGGTTCTTGGCGCGGTTCATATCGGGGAAGGCGCGACGTTCGAACCGGACACCAAGCTGTTTCGCGAGCGTATCGATTTTTCACTCTGGTTTTACGACTAGCAATTCTTTCTTTCACAGATGGCCGCCTCCGGGCGGCTTTTTCATTTTAGGAGCCATGCATGACCAACGCCATTCGCAGCCAGGGTACGAGGTTGCAACACGGTACCGGCGCCAACCCGGTCGTCTTCGCCGACATTGAAGAATGCACCGATATTCAACTCGGCGGCGTCAGTGTCGCCGTGGTCGACGTCACACATCTGCTGTCACTGGGCAAGGAATCGGTGCCGGGTCTGCTCGACCCCGGCACCATTACGCTGACCTGCAATTACACCGGCGGCGCAGTGCAAAAGGCGCTCTATGCCGACGTGCTGGCAGGCCAGACATCTCCCTACCAGTTGATTTTAGGTGGATCGGCGACACCAATCACGATCAGCTTCAACGCCTATGTCACCAAATACGACGGTCCGACCGCCAAGGTCGATGGCAAACTCGATCTCTCCATCAGCCTGAAGATCACCGGCGTTACCATTACCAGCTAATCAGAAAAAAACATGACACTACAATTTGATAAGGCAGCGCTGCTGCTTGCGTTGAAACCTAAAACCATCTTATTTGCCGTCGATGGATTCGGCGAAATCGGCATCATGCAGTTGAGCGTGGCGGAGGTTGAGGGGCTCCGCTCCGCTCTCAAAAGTGATGATAAAACCGACCAGTTCGGTCTGAACATGGTCATACTGTCGGTGGTGGACAGCGACGGCAATCGTGTTTTTATGGATGCAGACATGCCGGCTTTGAAGTCGGCCAGCAACGCCGTCATGGATGTGCTGGTTGGCAAGGCGCTTGAAGTTAACGGCTTCAAGAAGGTTGCCGACACAAAAAACTAAGAGACAGCCCGGATCGCCGTTTCAGATGCAGACTGGCGATCACTCTTGGCAAGTTGCCGGGCGAAATAGATGCCATGCCTTACGCCGATTACCTGGAATTGCAGGAATTCTATGCCGTTGAGCCGTGGGGATTGTCGGTGCAGGATGCCATGCAGGCCCATCTGGCGTCGATCATCGCCAATGTGAATCGCGACAGCAAGAAACGTCCTGATCCGTACCAATTGAGCGAATTCCTGATATTCAGCACCCCGCAACAGAAACCACATACCATCCCGGATGAACCAGTCCGCGTCAATGGCCTGACGGCGGCGCAACACAAGCTGCTGATGGGATTCGAGGCACTGCGACAACAATTGGATACCGGAAAACATTGAAGCCGTATGCAATTATGCAACTGGAGGTCTTAGAGCCGCGATTGCCTGCGGCAACCGGAATGAAATGGCTATCCGATAGGTCGCAAAAGACAAAATTCCGAGCACGACAAGAATAAATGCAACAAAAATCAATGGTTGGGTAAAAACTGTATAAAGCGTGATCCGATTGGTTGCCGATGCAAGGGTTGCCACAACTTGAAGAAAAAACGATACGACTAGTAATAGCCCGCCAATTGCATATTGCGTTGATTGAGAAACGATTGCGCGCGCCTGCTCTTCGTTGAATCCCCAATAGGTCCCACACAACAAGACCATTTTCCGTTGACTAAGAAGTGCTGTGCCGATACACAAATAAATCGCCGATATGAAACCAAAACAAGCTGCGGCCAACGTGTATGCAAGTTGTTCGGACATATTGTTTAAGCCGCAAGCGCCATCGGTTGAATTTCCTTGACGATTTTCGGCAGCACCTCTTTCTCGGCCAATTTCAGATCGTAAGCCTGTTGAAGATTAAGCCATGACTGCGCATCGCCGCCGAAATACCTGGCCAGCCGCAGGGCAGTATCCGGCGAGATGCCACGCCGCTCCAAAACGATATCGTTGACACGGGCCGGCGGTACATGCAGCGCCTTGGACAGCGCATGCGCGCTCATGTCAAGCGGCTTCAGATAATCCTCGCGCAGGATTTCGCCCGGGTGTATCGGGCGCATGCCGTTCTTGAATTTGGTCATGTTGTGCTCCTAGTGATAATCGACAATTTCGGCTTGCTCCGGCCCCTTCTCGGACCAGACAAAGCAAAGTCGCCATTGCGCGTTAATACGAATACTGTGCTGTCCGGCCCGGTCGCCGCTCAATTGCTCCAGCCTGTTACCCGGCGGCGATCGCAGAAAATCCACCGTCGCAGCACTGTCAAGTTGTTGCAATTTCCGTTCTGCAACTGAGGCGATGTTGGCGAAACGAGCAACTTTCTTGCCTTCGTAAAGCCTTTGCGTATCGGCGCAGGCGAATGATTGAATCATATACAGATTATATATCGTTTATCGGTAAGCAGCAAACATTATAGCCCATTCAACCCATTTCACGCGTCTTTGCTAAAAAACATGGCTCTTGGCAATCTCTCCATCACGGTCAACGCGGACGTATCCCGATTCGTGAGCAACATGGACGCTGCTTCGCGTGCGGCTCAGTCGGGCATGGGCGACTCGACGGCATCGGTCGAGCAATTCCAGAGCAGCCTGATGCAAGCCGCCACTGAACTGGAACGTGCGGCCAAAGCCATGAGCACCAATATGGAAGCGGCCAACGATGCGATTGCTTCCAGTACCGAAAAGTCAACCGCCGCGCTCGACGACCTGCAAAACGCCGCCGACAACGTCGATTTCAAATCAACCTCCGAGAAATTCGCTGCGGCGTTCGGGGCCGGCGTAGGAGCCGGAGCAACTACTGCCGACAACGCCATCGGGGCGTTCAAATCCTACGTTGAGACCAAGCTGGTCATCACCGGCATTGCGCTGATCGCAGGCGTCAGCGCCGCTGCGCTGTCTGCAATCTACGTCACCTACAAAGTGATAAAGGAAGCAATAGGTTTCATCGAAGGCCTGTTCACTGGCGAAAGCTACAAGAGTCCCAGCATCGACGCGCTTGTCGCGACCAACAACCAGATCAAGGAAATCCAGCATTCTCTGAATCTGACAGCCCAGGAGGCGTCGGCAACCAACGCGGCGATCGCTGCGCTCGGCGTGAACAAATCGGATTACACGTCGGTGTTCAGCAACGCAGCCAGCGCGATCCGCACCAACACCGACGAACTTGATCGCCTCGGGGTCAAATACAAGGACGCGAACGGCAACCTGCTGCCATTGACGGATACGATCCAGAATGCGAACGCGGTTCTGAATGAATACACGGTGGGCTGGGACCGCAATCAGGCAGCGTCATCGCTGGGACTCGGGACAGCAGCACAGGTCGCTGCGGCTGCAACGGTTACCAAAGAAGCGATGGCAGCCGCCTCCAGTCGCCTGAACGACTATAACCTCGGCATCGGCGCCGATTCGCAGGCGGAGGTCAAACGGTATGAAGATGCGATGCGCGACTTCAATCGCGAAACCGAACTGACATCGGATGGATTCAAGCGCGCGTGGGCCGACAGTATCATGCCGGTCCTGACCGACTTTGCGGAATTTTTCCGCGACGGCTTTCCGTTTGCGGTCAATACCTTCCGCTACAGCCTCGCGACCATCACGTCACTTTTCTACGGCCTCAAGACCGTGGTCTACATCGTGGCGGAATCGATCGTCGGCAGCATCGCCGCCATTGGCTCCAGCCTGGGCGGCGTCGCGACTGCCGGAGTCAAGGTGCTCCAGGGTGACTTTACCGGCGCAAAGAATGCACTGATTGCCGGCTGGACCGATGCAAAAGGCCGGCTGGGCGAGATCGGCGACAACATCGTCGCGCAAGCGCGGCATAACGCGGACGCGATGAAACAGGCATGGGCGCTGGATGATCGTAACGCGTCCGGCATGGCAAACGCCAAAGGCAAGACATGGGTGCCGAAGCCAAAGGAAAAACCGGACGGCCCGGCAGATGATCCGGCAAAGACAATCCTCGAAGGCTACCTGAAATCAGAAGACGCCCTGATCGCCGCCGAGAAAAAGAGCATGGACACGCGCACGGCTTTCCTGAAACAGTCGTATGACAGCGAATACATCAATGCCCGCACCTATTACGACGAGAGACGCAAACTCATCGCCGACAACTATGCAGAGACTCTGGCCGCTTACGACAAGGAAGCGGCTGCGGTGGTCAAGTACAAGGCAGCACTCAGCACCGACACCGACAAGGTAAAAATTGCCGCTGCCGACGTCAAGCTGATCGAGATTGCCGCGAAGCGCGCCGCAGCGGAAGCCGAGGCCAGCTCGGCTATGATCAAGGCCGGTTCCGAGCAGCTCAAGATCTACTCCGACTTCAACCG